TTGAACGGGCGGCTGTAATTTCGCGGGTAGTTTGGGACAGTTTTGCAACTGATTTGGGACACTTTGCAGCTGGTTTGAGCCCACCCAGACCAGGCTCAGATCAAGGCGTCACGCCGGCGCTCCAGCCGGTGGACTTGTAGACCGAGAGCTTGTCCTCGGCCACGATATAGGCGATCCATCCTGGCTGCGGGACGTGGTACTCCCAGGCGCCCGCGATGCGCACGGCGATCTGATTGGTCTTGCCTGACCACGCGCCCGTGGCGCCCGACGGGATGATGTAGCGGTCTCCGTTGCTTGGGCTGGCGGGTGGCGTGGTGGTGGTGCGGTCGATCACGGACAGCCCCACCAAGGCCCCAAGGCGCTTTAGGTTGGCGTCCATCCCGGTGTGCCAGCCGGATTCGCCCAGCGTCCATCCGTACGTGAGGCCCAGATTCGGATCGGTCGATGGCATCCTGTTGTCCCCCTTATGCGCCGCCCCAGTACTGCCCGTAACGCAGTCCGTAGCCGGCGCGGTCCACGGTGATCGAGTGCTTGTAGAGGCTCACGAACGTGCCGTTACTGTCGGTGCGGCTGGCCTCGACCTCGAGCTTGACGCGGTCGTCGCTGGCGGCGCCGTCGTTGGCAGCATCGGCGATCGTCCAGGTCTGGCTGGTGCCGGCCAGCCCGGAATATGTACGCCGCAGCGTGGTCTGGCTCGCGCCGCCGTAGATGCGGATGGTAGTCGTCTGCCCGGTCTCGGGGGCGATGTCGGCGGCGGTCTGCAGCACCGGCGCGGCGGTCTGCGTGACCCGGTTGCGGCGCGCCCAGGTGATGACGAGGTCGCCAGCCACACCGGCCGGATACGCGGCGCCGTTGAGCTTGACGTTGCCGGGAGGGTAGGGCCGGATGAATCGCTGCTGGATGGCCCGCGTGATGGTCGTCGCGGAGGCGACGGACAGCTCGCCGCGCCCGGTTTTCGGGGTCAGGCGCAGTTGCGCCGTTTCACCCACAACGTATTCCGGCTGGATGTAGTGCGGCGCGACGAACCAGATGCGCGCGCCGGCAGAGTGAGCGGCCGGCACCGTGTCCAGCACGCCGCGCGCAAGCGTCACCTGGTTGGCGGCGAGATTCACCGCCGTCACCAGCAGCCACTCGTCGTCAACGATGGCCAGATCGTCCACGGCCACGCGCGGCAGGTCGATCGCCGAAGACAGTGTGACGGTGACTGATCCAGCGTCCTGCGCCATTGCTGCTGTCAAGAGCGCGGTCGGTGCGAACGCGCCCCGGTCACGGTCTGCCCAGGCCGACTTTGCCTGGTCCCACGCCCATGCGTGGTAGTCGATGGCATCGGCGCTCGGGCGCGCACCGAGTGATGCCACCATGCCGTCGGTCGGGTCGATGTCGTTGAGGATCGATGGGATTTCCCCCACCACGTCCTGCACGATCTGCCAATACGGCACCTCGTAGGCAAGCTGCGCCGGGCACGGGGCCGGCGCGCTGACGGGATCGGTCCAGCCGGACGACGGCGTGGCGGCATAGCTCGCCTGTGGCAGCCGGAACACGTCCTGCACGGCCTCGATGCGCACCCGCCCGTCGGCCGTGTCGCCGTAGGCGATACGTGCGACCCGCATGACCAGCTCTGTAATGCCCCATGCCGGCCATGTGAACTTGAACGGGTCGCCCGGCAGCAGGTGGCTCACGCTGCGGTCCGCCACGAGTGTGACGCGCGCCAGCGCCGAGCCACGCTGGCGAAGCTCGCGCTCGGCCACGCGCGCCGCCAATGTCGCCTGCGAGATGCCGGGCATGGCGATTGATTCGGAGACGATGCCACCCTGCGCAGCGACCAGCGCGATGTCCTGCACGGTGATCGCCGCATCCTTGTCGGTCGGTCCGTCGCGGTAGGTGAGCACGATCTGGTTGACGAGTTCGCCGAGCGCCGGGCGCGAGAAGTCGGACGCCTCGATCACGTTGGACGGATCGAGCACCGGCAGGGTGGCAAGGATGTAGTCGTCGCGCACGAGGCGCAGCGTGAACTGCCCGGTGCGCGGATGGACGAACAGCGCGCCGTCAATGTGCCGCATGATCGAGGCGAGGAAGTCCTCGATGGTCGATTCGCGGTCCCACACGATCGACAGGCCGAAGCCCTCGCTGTAGAGGGTATCCGCAGCCGCCGTGAAGCTGGTGTCGTCGATGTCGGTGGCGCTGTAGCCAAGGCCCCATTCCTGGCTCGTCAGGCATTCGCGGACGATGTGCGCCGGGTTCGCGTCGCCGCTGCCGATTGCGGCCTTCGCCGCGTACCAGCCGGCCGGAATGCGGCGCAGGCGGAAGCGCCACGGCTTGATGTACGGATTCATGGCGGACAACAGGCCGCGCCATAGCACGGTCGTCACGCCACGGAACGCCGGCGTGTCGGATGCTCCGAACTTGCTCTGCAGGTAGCTGCTAGGCGCCTGCGAAGCGCCCCCGAACATCACGTCGAGCGTGCCGTCGACTCCGCCTTCGCGCTCCTCGCCGCCGAACAGGTCGCGCTTGCTGATCGTGATCGTGCCGTTGGCCGTCAGGTTGCCGGTCCATGCGCTGCGGTCGCCGACGATGACCTCCGTCAGCGCGTCGGCCGGGCCGTGCGCGAGCGCCATGTGCAGGCTGGCGCCGTACCAGTAGCCGACGGTGACCTTCTTACCCATTGCGCAGGCACCAGGCGATCGCCAGCGCGATCGCAGCCAGCATCGCCACTGCGACGACCCACGCTATCGCGTCCATGCCTCGGACTCCGCTGCCGCGATCACTGGACGCGCCAGCGCGTCGCCGGTGGCTCGCAGCACGGCAGCAGGAACGCCTTCGGTGACGAATCGAGCCCAGTCGATGCCGTGGGACCGCGCCCAGCGGCGCGCCCCGCGCATGCAGTAGCCGGCGCGGCGGACGTGTTCGACGCGCACGATCAGATCGGTCACTTCTTGCCTCCGTCACGCCGGATGGGATCCACGGTGACATCGCCCCACCACACCACGTTTGGCTGCGACAGCACCCGCGTGCCGAAGAGCACCGGAATGGGCGCGTCCTGGCTGGCGATCGGGATGTCGCGATCTCCGATCTGCCCCGGCTGGGCATCCGGGATGCGCTGGCGCGGCGTCAGTGCCCACGAAATGACCGTGGACACGATCCACATCACGACGAAGTTCCACATGCGCGCCCCCTTACACGATGGCGTCACCGGCAAACGGGTTCTTCTGCGGTATCCACGGGAAGCCGCCGAAGTTGGCCACGTTGTTGAACCGGTCGCGGCACGTGGCGAGCAGATGGTCGCAGCCCGCGTACATCATCACCGATGCACCGGCTGAAAGTCCAACCACGGGCGCGGCCAGCGTCAACGTCGTGCCGCTGTGGGCGACGATCATGCGACGAACCGAGCCCACCTCAAGCATCCCGGCGACGAAGTAGCCGTTGGGCTTGGTGCCTGCCTCGTTGACTGTGACAACGCTGCCCGAGACCGTCTGCACCGTGCCGGAGACGCGGAAGGTGCTCGCAGACGCGCCGCAGCCTACGGAGTACAGCGCATGGCGGCAGGTGAGCGAGTAGCGCGCGCGCGGCCCGACCCGGCGCATGCTGGCAAGCAGCGGCTCGCAGCGCAGCGCGAGCTCGGATCCGGTCAGTCTCGCCCCGGCCACCCGGCCGCGCCAGTAGACGATGGTCTCGCTGGCCGAGTCGGTGATGTGCATCCGGTAGATCGTGAGCGAAACGGAGGCATCCACCGACGTCGCGACGAACAGCGATGCCAGCGCGTGGTCGCGCGGCAGGCGCACCTCGATCCCGGCCCGCGCGATGTCCTGCCCGATCTCGGGCGCGCCGCGGCGCACGGCGGCCGGCTCGTAGGTCTCGCCCTGATACGTGTACGAGGTCGGAAGGTTCGTCAGCAGCCAGCGCGTGGAGCCCTGGACGAACCGATACAGCTCGCGCGGCGCGCCGCCCGAGATGCTGGATTCCTGGCCCTGATAGCTCATGGCGTCGGCTGGCCGCAGTAGACGGCCCGCTCCCAGCGGTCCTTGGCGTCAGGACGTGCGGCCGACTTGATTGATGTCGGTAGCCACTGCATGTTCGCAGGCGCATCGCAGCCGCCGCATGCCAACGGGATCACGTGGTCGACCTGCCATCCCGGACATGTCCCGCGCGGCAGGCCGGTGGATGGGCATGGGTGCATGCGGACGAACGCCGTGCGTGCCGCGCCGCTGCGCAGGATGCTGCCGTCCGCGCTGCGCGGGATCTGCGACGAGCTCGCGTAGCAGACGCGAGGATCCGCGTCGGCCTGCATCGCTGCGCGTGAGGCCGGGCAGCCGAGCAGCAAGGCGATGACGACCAGTCGAGCGATCATTGCTTGATCAACCTAAATGTGGCGGTCAGTCGCGCCACCGAATCGGACTCGTACGCGATCTCGACGGCGTCCGACTCCAGTCGCGCCAGCGCGAGCCACATGACGCGGCGCACGTCCGCGGGCTGGAGCGCCACGCCGAGCGCGCTGTCGATGGAGATGGAGTCCTTCGTCGCGTCTACGGCGGCCACGCCGGTGACGGCGCGGTGGTACACGGCGCCGCCCGTGGTCTCGATGCGCAGCGCCGGGCGCAGAGCAGAGGTGCCAACGTACTGCGCGGACCCGGTGGCCTCCACGACGATCGACGTATCCCCGGATCCGATGGCCTGCACCACCCGCAGATCATCCGCCCATGAGGGCAGCCAGAGCGCCGACAGACGGCCCGCGCGCGCGGACGCCCAGCGCTTCCATCTGTCGATGGCGGCGCGGCCTGAGAGGATCCACGTGTAGGTGCGGCGGATGACGGGCGAGCCGCTCGTGTCGTCGCGCATGACGATGCCGGTGATAGAGTCCAGCACCGCCCATGTGCGCGCCCATTCCTCGCCCACGTCCTCCGCGCGGTCCGGCCGCTCATCGAGCACCGCGCGGCCTGAGTAGGTCGGCCCGATCTCCTGCGCCGCGCGGTCGCGGGCTGACGACTCGTCTA